AGCCAAATATTTAGGCTTCCTTTTGTTTGGAGGCATAAGATCGCTGGCCTGCTTATTAAAATCTATGTCGTATATAGTCGGCATTATTCCGGAGTAAATATTAACTGGTCAATAAAAGTTTGCCCTGCCTCATCTTCTTCAATGATGTAGCCAGCGTAAGTGTTGAATTTATATTTTAGAATATCCTGATCCTGCACATAAAATGTTTTATCGGCAAATAAAGTATCCGATTTACGAGCTGCAACATCAATCAGAACTACATCATTAACCCCTTCAACTGCTTGTATAGCATCTGAAAGCGCAGAAACACGTATAAATCCATTGAAGTCGATTTTGTTTTTGTTGCTTAAAAACTCTTTTATCGCGTTTATAACATTTGTTGAAATAACGGAGGTATACTCTCCCTTGTGGAAAATTTGAGCCTTTAAATAAAGTCTGTCAGGATCAAAAGAACGCGCTGAATATGATATACCGGCAACTCCAAGAGTGTTTAAATATCCCTGCAAGCTGCTTAATTCAAGTGAACTCAATACTTCCGGCGGCTCATTTTTAGCTGTTTTTATATCAACACGCCCGTTTGGTAGAGTTACTATTGAGCATCTCGTAATAATTCTTAAAGTAGGATCAATAGTTGGGTAACGGGGTATTAAATTAACGAGCTGAATCACCTGCGGGTTGGTAGCTGAATATTGGAATGTAAAAACCTTATCTTTTAACCATTCCGGATGCCCAGGAACCGACTTTTCAACTGATGCTTCAACCTCTGATTTGAATATCTCAATAACCAACTCAAACATTAAAATACATGTAGCTACAACCCATGTCATTAGCCTAAATATTGCCACCATTGAAGGGTTTTGCGATAATTCGGTTAACACGGGTTCCGATGCTATCTTATCAAGCATTTTATTTTGCCAGTATTCTATTGTTTGTGCCATTAAGTACCTTTTAAAAATGGTTTAATTGGGTTATATTGTGCTGTGATTTTCGGTTTAACGGTAATTGAATACCCATCCGTTGATCGCTGTGCAGAATCGTCCAAATAAGTTGTTTTATAATCCTGAATGAAGTGGTAAACGTTCGTATGATAGTAGTCCCTTTCTTCACTCACACGGAAAAATGCACTTGCTTTGTCCGGTTCAAATCCTTGCATGCGCTTAAATGTTTTTTGTGTTAAATCAAACACATCCATGTTTCTTTCCATCGTTCCATCCCCTGCATCTAACTGATTGTGTAAAATATGAATCCTAACAATCAACTGATCGTACAACTGCACACCATCACCTAATTGCTTTGGCTCCTGAACATTTAATATCTCAATGAAGCCAGCGGGAAATGGAAACGAGTATTGTTCTTGTTGTTCTGCCAATTGCAGTTGATTATTCCAAACATCCACAAATGCGAATAAATCAGGCTCACAGCCTAAATGCTCTAATGTATCTTCCAGCAGCTGCCTCATCGCATTAATTTCTTTATTTCTGAATCAACTCTGGTTTTTAAAACCTTGTCAAACTCTCTATTTCTGCCTAAAAATTGTCTACGCGGTATTACAACTACATGCGCTTTAATATTTACATCTTGTTCAAATGTTGCTTTCCCTTTCTTTGCAAAAACTAGGTTGCCGCGTTTAACACGGAAACCAATTGTGCGAGGCCCTCCTGATCTCCTGGAAGTACTACCCTCATTATGTACCTGAGCGTAGTTGAAACCTTTCTTACTCTGCACAAATACTTCAAATCGGATCCGATTAAAAGTAGCTTCGCGCCTTGCATTTGAAACAGCCCTGCGTAAAGCACCGGATTTAACAAGTAATTTACGCCTGTTTGTATGATCTCTTCGCCTTGCCCAACGTTGACCTTCCCATTGCTCCTTGTCAAAATTCTTTAGAAAGTATCGCTGCCCATCATTTGAAATAACTTTAGGGAGCGTCACCTTTAATCGCTCGAACTCCTTAAGTTTTTTGTCAAAATCAAAGGCCATTTACTTCTAATTGATTGAATACTTTTATATCCTGTATATCATATTTACACCACCCAAATTGATCTTTAACCATCACATGGTCCCGAACAATTGATACTGAAAGAGCATATTTACTTTTTCGTGTCAAGTATTCAAAAGCCGTTGGATACTGATCTTTAAGCTGACAAATGGTCTCCGGGAATCTGTAAACTAACACGCTCATTTTATTTTCGGAATTGGTAAATTAAAATTCTGTTTTGCCAGCGATTTGTATTCTTTAGGAACATCAAAAAACGGATGCTCTTTACTGAATACTTCACCGGTCTTTCCCGGATTCATTTTAAATCCTTCGTTCATCTTTTCAAGCACTCTATTTGCCGCCCTTTCAGCCTTTTTCTTTCCTGTTACAACCGCATCAGACTTTTCAAGTTTCTCTAAAACACATCTGCAACGGTAGTGATTAAGCGGTGTAATCTTACTCCACAAAGGATGACCAACAGGTAGCGTTATCCCATTAAGAGGTAAACAAATGTCACTTGTATGCTCGTCTATCACGGCTACATATCGAACAAATGGGAATATTTCCTTGTCTGCTTCAATATCTGCCCACATACGCGCACTTTCTCCTTGTCCTACTGATGTTATGTATTCAGTCTGTAACCATGTGTCATTGTACTTCCCAAATAATGCCTCAGCTTTCACCTTGAAATCATCATAAGGAAGTACACGACCATTTTCTACAAGTAGCCCTCTCATTTCTTCGGTCTGCTGAAATGTTTTTGCGCCTGCAAACAAATAAATGTTCTCACGCAAATCATTTAGCAGATCAGCCGGGGCAGAGCCATAACCGAACTCCTTTGTTATCTCTTTCAAAGAACCTTTGAAGCCTTTGTAAACACCTTTTTTTAGATGTTCGGCAGTACTTCCGTATACACTTTTAGGGAGGTTTTCAGGCGTGTAATCACCTTTGTAAACTCCCTCGAAATAATCTTCTTTATCGTCATCATCAAAACCATCCATTATTCATAAAGGTTTTTCAGCTTATCAATTTGCTTTGGTGTGAACCCCGGTTTAACTGGCGCAGGCTCTTTTATTTCCTCAAAGTCAATTCCTGTACGTTCTGTGAAATATTTGGGATCCATCTTCATTCCTGCTTCCTTCATTGTCTTTGCAATGGTTGCTACTTCCAGATTTACCTCATTCTCTTTTTTATTATGCTCAAATTCTTCGCTATCGTTTTTAAACTTAAACTCATAGCCTACTGGTATGTTAAACCCAAGCACGCGGAATTTTTCAATCCCGACTTCGTTCATGTGATCCTCAAAGAATCGGTTATCTTCTTTTTGAACCTCTTCCAATGCTTCTTTTACATCTTCCGGATTGCCGAGTTTACCAGGCGTAGAATCCATAGCAGAGGCGTGACGCAAAATAACTTTAGAAATTTTCGCTTCCAGTCGTCCTTCAAAATTGTCGTATCCTTCATAGCCGCTACCTCCTAATTTTGTTTCAAGAAATTTGATCTCATCGGTAGGGTCAAGTATAGCCCATCCGCTTGAACCCATATCTTCCAATGTTTGAGCAAGCTCTTCGCGTTCGTTTTCTTCGGTTTTAGAAGTCATACCAACACGGTAAGGCTGTGAGAATAGCTGAACAAAGTCACCATTCTGCCCCAATAAATTCCGTAAGAATATTTCAAGTAAACCAATCTTGTATAAGTACCCATACCCGCATGAACTCACACCTGTTTCCGATGGTGTAGGAACCCACGAAACCCAATCCATAACCCTATTCCCGTAATCGTCTTTAACCGATGGATCAGTAAACGGTACACCTGTAATCGAGTACATGAAATGCTGAATAGTAAGCCGCTCAGGGCTTACATTGTACCGTGGAATAACATTTAATTTTGGGAAAGTATCGTCTACTATATCACCAAGTGATATAAGAGAGTAACCGTATGCCCTTGCATCCATGGCGTAATTCATGTAATTTTTGAACCAACTTTTACGAAAAAGCCTTGTTAAATTCTCATCTTCTTTTCCATCGGGACCGAAAAAGCCAAAGTCTTTTAATAGAGTAAGGCCTTTTCGTTTATTCATGCACGCTTCAATGTGTGCATTCAAAACGGTATCCTGATATAGCTGTTGAAGTTTTACGCGCTGCGGGTACCACTCCTGCTCTGCTTCATGCAGTGCCATTCTCCACGAAACAACACTTTGTTTGATCCTGGATAACGTTTGCTTAAAAATATAGCTGCTGGGCGTTTTTATATTCTGTTTAACGGGGACAGCATTAGCCTGCGTAACCAGCTCTGTTTTTATTTTATTTCTATATTTCTTGCTGCCCATTAGTAGTGATTGTATTGTTTCTGCACTCCGCCGTGTCTGATCCTGTTCCCTTGTCTTGGTAGGATAACAGGTATATCAGCAGTCACATCACCATCTGCACATGATTTTAACCATGCAGTTGCAGCGGCGTAATTCATTTCTCTTATTTCAGGGACGTTGTTAGTTGCAATGCGTGAGTGTATTTTGTAAAGAGTAATATCAATCATTACCTCAACAATCTTTTGTGAACGATTGTCGCCAACTGTCCATTTACTACTATCAGTTGGAAGAGTGCCTGCGGTTACGCTGTACGATGTTCCTGTACCCCAATATTGAGTGCCGTATGTAGTATCGTCCGGGTAAATCCCTATTGATTCGCGTACTGCGGTGTATGTTTTGTCATTGTAGAAAACCTCGTCACCAACGGAATACTTTGTTGTGATGTTAAATTCAGGTTTTGGCAATGTAACGTGAAACAGGTCGTGCTGAACACCTATTTTGTTCCACTTTGCTGCATCAAATGTTTCATTGCTAGTAACGGGCGTTACGTTTATGTATACAAATCCATTTTGCGAAACCATGTCATTTATAGCATACGTTTCGATATTTGTATAAGGAATCGCATCCAGGTAAACTAAGTCACCGCCCTTATATGAAGTAGAAACGCTCCATTGAACGGTGTCTTTGAACTCCTTTGCTGTATCGTATTTCTGTGTAAGGCGGGAAATTATTTCTTCCTGCGCTCTTTGCTCTGCAAGAATACGTACAGATGGATCATTCGCGGTTATTTGATTTAACTGCGTTGGTTGAATGTTAATGTTATAATCTTTGAGCCGGAGATACGCCATGAATACAAAGTACTTACATAGCTATGTGAGGGTAAAGCTTTTGAGTTGACTAATAGCTATTTTTGGAGATGGATTTTCCTGTTTTTACATTAAACAGCTTACCGCCTTTTTGGAAGATTAGGTATTCTGAATAGAATACAGTGGTGATTAAGTAATCCGCTGTGTCCGTTAAATGCCCGTACTCTTCATATCGAACAAGGCTAACCGGATCCGCTATTTTCTTTTTGAATTTAGTACCATCACTATCCTGCTTTGTATTCACCCAGTCATTAATACTTTCTTTGCAGTTATCACCGATAAGTATTTCAATCTTTTCAAAGTTGCTGTACAGAACCGTATTAATGAATTGACCGCGAACGTACACAGACGGATTTGCTTTTGGTTGGCGTAGTTGTGGCCTGTATTGGCTTAATTCATTACGGACAAGTGTAAATAGGTTAAACCCCTTTTCGATCTTTACATCCTCTTTATTGCTGGTCGCATCACCGGTGATAAGCATACCGTTCACATGATTAGGATAACGCTTTTTGATCTCATTGCACAAACCTTTTACTGTATTGTTTGGGTTACGCATACAGAGTTCATCTATCTGTGTTGCTTTCTTTCCTTCTATCTGCCATATTGAACAACTGAAATAGGGATGCACGTTTTCATCCACCGATAACCACAATGGTAAGGCAGGATTGTATTTTACTTTACCAACGTGTTTATCTAAGTTAAATTCTTTGTAGAACTCTGCACCGGTTTTTTGCTGCAACTCCCAATCTCCCTCCACGAATACCTGGTACTCATAACGAGGCATTGATTTAAGCGATTCTAAATAGTCCTGCGGTATAAACGGGTTATCGAAAATCTTTGATGGTATGTACATCCAGTTAGGAGGCAACGTACCGGCTTTCCAATGGTCATAAACCAATTCTTTCACCCAGTTGTTTGTTGGGTTACAGGTAGCAAGTATTAATGGCTTAGGTCCGTTGGGAATAATGTTGGATCCGGCACGTTCAATGCACTTGTAAAATGTTTGTTGGTGAAGCTCGTTTATTTCTTCCAGTAGAAACCCGTTGCACTCCAAGCCTTTAAACCTGTTCAGCTCTTTATCATCCGCGTAATTCTCACCAAAGAATATGATTTGACTTCCATTTTTAAACGTAACAGTCTGCGTATCCTGGTTGTAATTAAGAATAAATGATTGAGGGCAGATTTTAAAGAAGGAGGGAATTGTTGTACGCTTAAGCGTTTGCAGTGAATCACGAATCACAACCCACTTGCTTTTAGGAAACTTCTTTGAAAGTAAAATTAACGCTCCTAAACCTGCAAATGTCTTACCCCCACGAATTGCACCACCAAACAAAATGAAGTTATACAGGAATGAAAAAACGGCCCCTAAAAAATCAATCTGTTTTGGAAATGGATTAAATAGTACTTCTTTAGAATTCGATGTCGACACCATTTATCTGAAATACCTGCTTCACTGTTTCTCCGTTGCTTGTTACATCTACTTTGTCTCCGTACTTCTTTGGGGCTAGTTTTGAGGCTTTCCATTTACGAGCGTCTACACGAAGGCGGGAACGACTTATCCATTCTGAATTAGGATGTTCGCCTGTATCGTTTATGATTGTATCATTGCTTGTCTCGTCTGCAATCTCAATGATCTCATCGGCCAACAAATCAGCTTGAATCTCTCTCGCGCGCGCGTATTTCTCCGAGAATTCAGGTTGCTCACTTAGCCATTTATAAACAGTGGATGGTGCTGGTAGATTTTCTGTGTCCCGGCAAATGATATTCAACCCCTTTGATGAGGTTGCTATAAGCTCGCAGATAGTGTTTGCGATTTCTTCGTTGTATTCGGTTTTTCTTCCCATTTGTAATTCGGAGTTGCGTGAGCAGAATTACAATAAAGGTAGGATAGATAGGAAGGGGTAAGGGATGGTTTAAGTTAACAATGAGTTGATAATTACATTTTAGTTTCAACT